AGCTAAAACCTTGATGCGAGCTTCGTACATAAAGTTGTCACTGCCATACTGACGAAGAGGAGTAATGAGCTTTGCACCCATAAGACGCTTACGCTCAACACGAGCTTCCATAATAGCGCCATCAGTAGAAGTAGCAGAAGCAACAAGCTTACCATCGTTGCCAACAGTCAGAAACACATCATTAGCCATAAAATCAGTCTGCTCAGAAAGTATGGTCTGAGTATCTGCTGAAACACCCTCAATAGTAATACCGAACTCGTCGTTTGCCTTAACAACACGAGCACGGAAAGGTGTACCAGCAGGAATATAGAAACGATTTCTGCGCTGATTCAAAACGCTAGACTCGTCCTCGTCCCATGCAGGAACATCCACCATAAGCACTTTCTCACCAGCCTTAGTGCCAGGTATAAACTTATAAATATTACGGTCAACAAGTTCAGCCATATAGCCAAAAGTACCGTTGTCCAAATCAACATCTGCCACACAATCAAAAATTCTTTCTGCATATTTGGTCGAAGCCATGTTCACAGAGTCTACGACTGTATGGATTCTAGACATATCAATAGCCATATTAAATTCCTCCTTAAAAATAAAACAAATTAAAATAATTATTATGATTTACGAACATAGCCATACTTAGTTGCAACAAAACCGTTTTTCTCGCCATCATCAACAAGTCCTGCGGTCATAGCATCATCGTTAGGCTTACTAAAGTTGGTCGCAAGATTCTTTCTTGCATACAAAATTGCACATTCGCTTTCAATCTCTTTAACCGACATTTCAGCCTTCTTTTCTTTAAGAGCGGCAAAATTAATATCGTCAATTAAAACAGATTCATACTTAGCGAATTCTGCATCTTTCTGAGCATCTAACTCAGCTTCAATGCGAGCCTGTTCAGCTCTTACATAATCCTCGTACTTGGGCTTCATTTCTTCAAATTCAGCATTAATCTGATTGAACTTCTCTTCAATCTCGTTCTTAGCTGTTTCAAATTCGGAAGCCTTTGATTCAAGCTCAGAAACTTTGCCTTCAGCTTCAGAAACTTTTGTGTTTGCTTCCTCAACCTTAGTAAAGGCAGTCTCTTCAACTTCAGAAATATGATTACCAAAATCAAAGCCACCTTCGGGAGTCGTGGCACCCTCAACATAGTCTTCATAACGAAGCTTCTTTCTCTTCCCACTGGTGAAATCTATTTCGGGCTTATCACCATTTATGGTAAATACGAAACCAAAATAATTGTATCCAGACTCTCTATCTACAACAATTACTTCGTTCTCCTGAACATCAACAGCATAATAGCGAGGAACCGAATCTCCCCATCTATCCCTTGTGACCTCATGTTCTCTTACCATCGTGGAAATATCTTCAAACTGCGCCAAAAGAGTCTGAGTAAAATCCGTATTCGACATAGTTTTAATACCTCCTTGATTAGTTTTTTTATTCACCATTTTGGTGAAAGCTTTGTCGTTTGTTATTTTTTCAAACGCACTATATTTATCGTTAAGTTCACTTTGAATGTTCTTTACAAAATCACTCATTGTAAACTGAACTTCGATAGTAGAGTTAATCATAGCTGGGTCTTTAGACATTCCTAAAATACAACATCCATCAAAACTAAATTTAGTAAATATAAAATTGCCATCATCATCTTCGTAGCCATCAATATTTTTTGGGTACAATTCCATTGAATGTGACTTTTCAATATCTCTAAGCATAATATCTGTTGCATCATTAAATTTTGTCCATAACAAGCCGTCAACTTGTAAAAACTCTCTTTCTTGTCCATCATCACACATCTTTGTTATCCAGCGAGGATTGCATGATTCTGGAACCACGCCATAAGCACTTCCTATATATTTGCGTGTAATACCATCTTTATCTGTTTTTGTTATGATATATTCATGTCCTTTAAAGTCTTTGCCAACATAAGAATCTTCGGAAATGAAACCTAAAATGGGAGTGTTTTTGATTGTCTCAATATTCTCATCGACAATTTCTTTGTCAAAAATACTTCCGTTAAAATTAAGACCAGTATGCAAGACATCAATGGTAACATTAATAAAACGCTCATCTGCATTAGATATCTCATTATTAACTTCAAAACAAATAGGAAGCGACAATCTGCTTTTAATCATATGACCATCACCTTTATTTATATCGCCATATATAACCAAAAGCGGTTTTATTGTTGCCCGTCAAACACTTTGAAATAGCAGAACGCTTACTTTTATTATTAAATAAAATCAGAGAAGCGTCGGTTGCAGAATTAAATTCTCTAATTATATTTTCGTTTGCATCCATCATAACTATTCTTTTCTTTTGAGTATTGATTTTAGATTTGTTCAACACTCTATTTTTAGACCAATAAAACCCACCAACAGTAGCAACTTTTTTATTATTACAACAGTTAGATATATCAGATTGATTTAGATGATTGTTTTCTGCGGCATCTGTTATAGACTGATATTCCGATAGTAAGTTGCCATCTAAATCAAACTTGTAAACCTTGCAACTTTCAAAAGTATTACCTAAAATCCATCCACCCTTTGAAATATTGTATCCATTAGGGTATAAAGTGTTATATTTTGCAATATAAAAAATTTCCTTTTCATTAAGTAATATTTTTAACTCAGATAAAGTATCGGCTTCGATTTTTTCAACTTCAAAAACATCGAAAATATCCCATCCGAAAGTTCTTACATCTGAATATAAATAAATTGATTTGTTTATATTTTTACTACTGGACTTATGCGACTTAAATCGCATCTCTACGCTTCTAATCGTCTGCCCAATATATCCGCTAAAATTCATTGTGTTATATATACAATAAATATAGCCTTCATATTTATTAGTTTTTTCATTAAACATACGAAACATCTCCTTCTAAAACATAACTATTAAAACAAATAAGTACTTTTATCTATTTTCCAAGATTGTAAAGCATCTTTAAGATTTTGACTTTTTTCAAAAATAAAGACCAGAAATCCTTCTGATTTCTGGTCACAATCAATTCTTATTAACTTACAATTATGTTCAAGTAAATAATTGGCTAATCGTTTTCCTTTACAACAAAATAAACATTCATTCATTTTTACAACTCCTTCGAATATCAATTAAATTATCTATCTATGTTTGAATCAAGGTCTTTTGTTTTTTCGCCAGCTTCATCAAGCGTTTTCCCTTTACTCTCATTGGTCGGTCTGCCAACCTCTCCCTCCATAGAACTATTAAATGAAGATTGAAGCGGCACAAAGTTATTTTGAAAATCAAAAACATCTTTGTGTAACACAAACGAACCTAATGTACGAGAAGGTGTCATATCAAGCGTAGCAAGCCATTTGTCAATAACAGAAGCGCCTAAGCTTGCCGCTTCTTTATATCTCTTAGAAACATTATCTCTATTAAAAATAGTAACATCTACAAGATAGAATAAAAATTTAAATGCTGATTTATTATATTTTCTAATCTTAATCAAACGGTTAGTCCAACGCTCAAATTGTCTATATAATCCATATATAAATCCAGAATCATTTTCAATAGAAAGTGTTAGAGCTGTACCAGATGAACTACCATTGTACATTTCTTTACTAATACCAGACGAATTATAAATTTCATCTACGGCATCGCTAACATTATTTCTTGTATTGCTTGAGTCTTTAAAACTAATAGGTGTAGCACTTGAACCAAGTGTGTGAATAAGACCAATATCGTCAGTCATACTTTCTCTATTAATTTCAGCAAAAATTCCAAGTGTATCTGGAGTAAGCAAAGGCTTATCAACCGTATTCTCATCAATAGGCACCTCAACGGCAATCGCCTTATAATTATCCGTTCTTGCGGATTGCAATTTTAATTTCTTATAAACATCCAAATTAAGAATATCCTTAATTAATCCAATAAGAATAGGGTAGGGGTAAATCCACTGACTATTCATCTTTAAACAAATTTGCTTGTCAGCAGATGGTTTATACCATTGACCGACAATATTTGGATTGACTTTTTTATCTCTTAAATCCACCCACGCCTGTTGAACATAGTCGGGATATGCGGTGAGATTTGTAGCGTCTATTTTAGTTAAGTCTATTCTAAAATTATACAAACCATCTTGAATTTCACATAATTCACAAATCTTGTAATTTATCTGTTGAAAGAAAAAGTCTGATTGATTTTCAAACACTAATCCACAATAAATATCTTGATAAGGTATAACCTTCATTATTTTAGAAAATTCGTGTTTTAGGTTCATACTCTCCAACTTAGCAGCAAGGGCAGCATAAGTTTTCTTTATTTTATCAATCTGTGCATTATCTTTAACATCATATAAATCTATCCACCAACAGAACAAAGCCATATTAGAATACAGATTATTCATTCTAAAGTAGTGGGGAGAGATACGCATTAATTCATTAGAAGCGTCTAACAATATCTTCCAACCTTGTTTGGGATGCTTTAATGCAAGTTCCACATCTTTTAAACTCACATCGCCAATACAACCAGTCTCAATAACGCTCGTATTAGTACAAATATCTCTTATCATTAGGCGTTGAAAATTTTTAAAATCAACTTTGCCCGTTTTCATAGATTCTTCAAATTTACTTTGGTCATTTTTATAATCTGACTCTGTATAAATAGGAATATCTATACTTTGTATATTATCTTTTTCATTACTCAAAACGATATCTCACCCCTTTCTTTAGAATTTAATTTATTATTTGTAATTTTATTTGTCATACTTTAATAAGTCGTAGGACGATGATTTAATCTTCTCAACTTTGACGCATAATCAGAAGCATTAAACCCAGTTTTTTGTTTTCTTAACATTTCTCGTTCAAGCTGACATTGAACCCAATAGTTATACGCAAGAGAAGAATATCTATCCTTACGCATACCACTTTTTTCAGTAATCTTTACATTTGTACCTTTTATCTCATATTCAAGGTTTATCAACTCATAAACAAGCAGTGTTGTTTGAATATAAGGCAACTTATATTGCATCTGTTCGTAAGCTGGCATTTTGTTAAAACCTTTAATTTTGTCTTTTAAAATTTCCTCGGCTTCAAATTCTGAAACAAGCAAATTGATTTTTCCGTTTTGGAATCCACTACGAAGAAGAGTACAAATCTCATTGTTGAATGCCGCACTTGCTTTAATCGACCAAATCACTTTGGGCGCATTATCAACCTTGCATCTCTCTGCCATAGCCTTATCATTACAACAAGAGAGGGCGGGGTATAGTTCACCAGTAGTTGGGTCAACTATATCTTGTATAAGCATATCAAATACGGAAAGTCCAACACCATTTGTATCCACAACTAAATCTGTACATTTATACATATCGTACAATCTACGAACCACCAATGCCAACTCATCAGTGGTTAAACCTTCGTGATTTTCCATATATATAATATTAGATGTATAGTTATCATTGTTTGTAGGAATAGCACTATTAATAATAATTGCACTTGCGTCATTGTTCTGCTTTTTAGAAGCCATTAGAGCTATATCCACTGATAATATTCTACGTTCGTTTGGAACCAAATCTGGTATTTTTAAGTTTCTACTATTACCAATCAAAGAAGTGGGATAAATAGCAGTTTTTAACTTTCTACGACTTGATATGTCATCAAATGTAAAAAAGGCGCCATCTGTATCGCCGTGCCAAAGACATTCCATTTCCATTGCAAACTTCATTGGGTCAAAATCAGATTCGGACATTTCATCTTCAATTTGCTCTCTTGACAACAATCCTTCTTTAATTGAAATTTGATAGGGAAGACCACATATAAAATATTTTTTTGTTTCATCAAGCATATTCACTACATATGCTTTTGCTTTTTCAAAAGACCAATGCGATTTATACCAACAAGAACTCATATAGAATTCCTTGTTTCGTTCCAATAAATGCGCATACTTTGGATTGTTTAAATAATTAGGCTGTCTTGGTGCCGTTAAAAATCTTCTAAGAACGGTATTGATTGTATCTAAGTCAACCATACGGAACTCATCTACGAGAAGTATATTACATCTCGCATCTCGCCCACTATCTGAAGCGGTAACAACCCTTATCCAAGAACCATTAGCAAACTCAATGACTGCTTTATTTGCACCCACCGACGCATATGTAATTTCTCGTCTTAGATTTTCCGAACCCCATCCATAATTCTTCATAAAATCGTCTGTTATTTTAAGAAGAACTTCATTTGCTTGAGTTCTAGTTGCAGAAGCCACACAAATCTTTGTTTTGGGGAATAAAATACACCTAACTACACAGAAGAGCGCAGTTAAAAAGGTCTTGCCCTGACCTCGTGCCGCCAAATACATAAAGTAGTTGCAACACATCATCATATATAATAATATTTTTTGAAATAATTTTAAATTAATATTTAAATATTCTTTAACAAATCTTTGAGGATTTTGCTAATGACGATAGAAACTAGCCCAATAAGCAACGCCTTGCATGATTCGTTCAGATTTTTCATTGGCTAATTGCTTTTCAGATTTCTTTTTTTCCATCGTTACACCACCCCCTCGTTGTCCTCATTAGAGTCCAAAGAGGCGTTTCCAAAAATGGCGTCAAATAAAACTTCACTATTTTCTTCATCGTTATACTCTGGTTTGTTCACAGTATACTTTTTCATAAATTTTGTATATAAGTTCGACAATCCATTTTTTAAGCCCATCATCTTGCTTAAATGTCCACGATAAAAAATGTCCATATAAGCTCCTATTTTATCAACATCTCTTAACTCTTCATCAATTTCGGGCAAAGGTCTTTCATTCTCCCATTTATCAATTAAAGTGCCAAATGTTTGATTGTCCGCTGTAGTATCGCCAGCATTTTGTTTAGGTTGCAATTTACCAGCATCCAACATTTTCTGAAACGAAGCCGTGATATCTTTTGTATCTTCGCCCTTTCGTAATGCTTTTAGATTTTGTAATCTGTTGAAACATATGTCCTTAAAATTTTCTTCCTGCGTTTTAGTTTTACACTCGTGTCTCGCAGTCCAATCTTCATATTCTCTTTTTAAAAATTTATAATCTTCATCGGTAAACCCACTACCAAAGAAATCAATCGTCTTTTGGTCAACGGTTGTTTCGCCAGATATATCCGAAATAGAAGCCATAGCAAAATTCTCTTGCTCTGCTTCGGTTATAGTCTTCTCATATGTTTCTTTATTACGATTATATTGCTGAAGTTGTATTTGTTTCATATATTGAAACATGGGAGTTATGTTCATACCGCTTGTTTTAATTTTATTCATAGAAGACTCGAAAACATCATCTCTATAATAAATATCGAAAATCATACACAGCCTTTGAACCGCCTTCTTTTCAGGAGTTAAACAACCCTCGTTGGTATATCTTTCGTAATATTGTTGATAAAATTTTTCTATACATTGCTTACAATATGGAATTTTACCTGTATTACTATAAAATTCACTATTTGAATTATAATAATTTGTTTCAACATATTCTCTCCCACAATAAAAACAAGCACGTTTATCTTTGGTTGATTTAACGCCCTTTTTCGTTTGGGTGTTTGCATCTTGATTTTCTTGCAACTCTTTGTCTTTTTTTGGTGGTCTACCTCTTGGCATATATATGTTTCACCTCCACATCATTTCTACATCAAAGTATTTATTTTTCAAAAGCAGTCTGTTTATTAGCTGACCACTCACTCAATAATTTGTCTAATTTTTTATCTTTAACATAAACCCAAAACAGACTCTTACTATTAGGGTTCAGTGCTGCTAATTTATATCTCACACCATTGTTATAAAGAAATTCTCTAAGGTTGAGAGAGTAGCAATAGTAAAGTTCTATATCTTTTTCCATTATTTAATTAATCTCCATATTTTTATAACTTTATTTCTTTTAATTTAACTTTAATATATATTCACAAGTTTTTCCCTTATCTTGTTCGAACACCAATAACTTGGCAGAAGCATTCGATGTTTTTCTTAAAGACAGAGAATAACTATCTACGCCAATAATAGAGCCAATATTTATTACTTCTTGATTTACGCCCACTTCCTCGACTTTGTTGTGATGCAAATGACCAGCCAACAAGTACTGAATGTGTATGCCATAAATAGAAGAAAACTCCTTAATGGCGTTGCTCATATTTTTTACCTCTCCATGTATCCCCAATACTGGATTTCCCACAAGCTCTGCATAAATATAGCCAGTAGGATTTTCAATATATTCAAAATTAGGATTATCCTTTAATCGTGTTTTAATAAACTCAGATACAACCTTTCCCATATTATCCTCTGTAAAAGTACCTTTGGGTTGTCCTAATTGGCGAAGTTCGGTATGGTTGCCATTAGTAGACTGATATTTTACTCGCACATATTTAGTTAATTCGTTAAGCCAACCACTAATAAAATCAGCATACTTAATTGTTCCGTCTACGACACCATATCTTAATTTCATTAATTGTGAAACTCTGAGAACACCATCACTAAAATCTCCCATAGAAAAAACATTTAGGCTATCAATATTCTCTCTTTGAATAATTTCGATAGTCTGGTCAAACAAATCCCACATTCTCTTTTCAAAAATTTCGGGACTATAAGCATTAAGAATATCTCCAAACAATCCTTTTAATTCAAATTCAACTCCGTAATGTTCGTCGCCAAAAACCAACGCATAAGCACGAGAATTATGAACAGGGTAAATATGATGAGGAATATCGAGAGAGGGGAGGGAAGATATTGCATTACAAATTTTCTCTGTAATTAGTTCATCTCTTGCTTCTTCTCTAAGCCAACGAGAATATTCTAACTTCTCAGTTTGAACTTGGGCTTTTACTTTTTGCAATTCTCGCTTTTCAGTCTGTAACTTTTTATAATATTCGTCTTCGTTATCGCCAAATACGCCAGCTTCATAAAAGTCTCTTGCATACTTTACAGCTTTGCGGAAAGCTGATTCATCTCGATACAACTCTTCATCGTCGCCAAATAACTCTCTATTAATAAGAGGTGTTATTTCTTTCCAGTTTTTATATTTACCAGACTGAACTAATCCGTCCATTCGCCAAATATATTGATGATAATTTTCATTATCTAATTTTCTAAATTCATCCATGTTTATTTTATTTAACCTCCAAACATTACAAAAAAATATAAAAGACAAAAGGTGGTACATAGATATACCACCTTTATTTTGTATGGAGCTTCGAGAGGGAATTGAACCCACAACATCTTGATTACAAATCAAGTCCTCTGCCAATTGAGATATCGAAGCATATATTCATTTCTCTTATCCTCAAACTTTATCAGCCACCTATCCAAAAGGATAGGCAGCCAACAAGCCAAAAGGTAGAAAAATGAATGAAAAGAAATATCGCAGCCATCTCTTTGGATAACTGCGATAGTATATATAATCAGTGAAACACTGCTTATATCAAATAATTAATTATTTACTTTGAATTTAACTTTTCACAATAAGAACGAGTAACATTGAATTTGGGTTTAATCTTACTTTCTACAATACTTATTTTGCCAGTTAAATTATTTTGCTTTGTTTTTTTAGGGATATAAATTCCATCCAAACTAATACCTTCAAATAATTTAATGGTTATATCTCCATTAACATCAACAGAAGAGAGGATGTCAAAAACGGTTTTTTCTAAAGTATTATAAACATCTTTAACATCGCTTATATTTTTATTAGTTTGTTTAGCAATATCCTTAATAAGATTTTCTTTTGTTATTTTAATTTTTTCTTTCATAAATTCACCTCAAATAATTAACATAAAATTTTATAAAATATTAAAATATTTATCAACAAAGTATCTAAAGGTTATCTGTAGTTTCTAATTAGTACTTTCTGCCAGCAACCTTTAGACTGTTTGTTTTCGAGGGTGTTTCCCTTATAGGCGCTAAATGTACATAATATAAACAACCTTAAAATAAGGTTATTTATAAAATTTATAAAAATGATATATAACCTTAATTATTGGTTGTTTATAAAAGCATTTTGGTAGCGTTACATAGACTTCGTTCTATGTTTTTGAACTCTTAAGCGAGTTAATTCTCTCTTATGTTCTTTTGAACAATCTTCACACCGACAAGTCTTTGTATCTTTTATGCCAATCTCAATCCATTTGCCGCAATCAACACACTGAATAATCTTAGTTTTTGACTTAATATTTTTCTCTATGTTCTCAAAAATCTGTTTTCCATAGCAAAACCAAAGAACACTTTTATGTTTACTTGGTTTAACATAATACAAAAACTTGACCAAAATATCAACAATCTCAGATTCACTATATCCAAACTGAGAAAGCTCAGTGCGAATTTCATTAGCAATTCTTTTAAAAAATAAATCTTGTTTGTATTGAGTATTACTTAACAAGTCGCCCCTTGTTAATTCGGCGCATTCCATATTAACCTTAAAATGATATTGCTGATTAAGTTCATAATATTTAACAATCATAGGGTCTGATAATTCTTCGTTAATTTTCCCATTTTTATTAAATACAACACGACATTCAATATCTGGATTGCTTACTAATTTGGTATAGTCAATTTGTTTTAATCCAATGCTGCGAGAATTAATTCTTGGATTAATTATTTTAGAATCTAATTTATTTACCAAACTATTATTAATATTTTCAACTTGGTCAATTGTTTTGTCTTTTGCGTATGTAAAGAAGTGGGGGAGTTTTTTGTTTGTAAAACTTGTAATTTTATCGTGAATATAATCGGGTCTCTCTGGCTTATATAAAGTTTTGGCAAAGTCAATTACAAAATTATTTTCCATACACAACAATTTAATTAAATCAACAGCGTTTTGTCTTTCTTCTACAGAGCCATTGACAAAGATATCGCTATTCCAAATTTTAGATATATTGTTGCTATATATTCCAATGTTACCACCGATAAACGCTGCATTAAGACCATCATAAATTGTTTGATTGTTTAATTGAACAGGAGATGCCTTTCTCATATTGTAATAAAGAGGAACAATGTTATTCATACTATTTTTGGCAACATTAATAATATTTTCATCAGCTACCACAAGAGATTTATCGCCATCAACATCAAACTGTAAAATTTTACTAATTAAATCTTTGCAGCTTGTATAAACCGCATCAGTATTAAACCACTCTCTAATTCGCTGTTGATTCTCTTTGTTGCCATTCCAAGCCATATTATCTCTAATGGCGTGTTCTTTGTATAAATGCGGGCTTCTTAAACAGTCAAGTTCTTTTGCCTTTCTAAATAACCAACAAAAAACTTCTTTGTCATTTAATAAGCCGTTGGGATTTTTATTATTCATAAACCAATACTCACAAGCCGCATAGAAATCTGGCAACAAAAATGTATACTTGCCATTAATAGATAAACTTCCCGCCTTGTAGTTTTTGACCATACTATCTTTAATCTGTCTTAAAATAATTTTTAGCCATTCATCATTCATTAAATCAGGATAAAGTTTAATGGCTTTCTGTAAATATGTCATATTACCTTCGCAAGTATCTGGTGTTACACCAAAAGCAGATTTCATAGACTCTATAGAAGAGCATAAATTTTTCAACTTGTTATTTGACCTATTAATAATTTGCTCTATCTCATTATCGTTTACCTCGGTAAGAGTCTGCAGCATTTGATAATTAATAGTAGCGTCTTTAATTTTATCTTCTTCTTTGTTAGTATATCCAGCAGTGCACTTATAATATTTATAATATTCTTTATACTGTTCCCAAGAGTCGTAATATTTCCACATTTTAGTTTGACTCTTTGTAAAAATTACTTGAATATCATCTTCTATGATATCCCATGTCTTGCCGTATATATCCGTAATTTTAGAAGAGCAATTATTAACCTCTATAAATTTCTTAAAATCAAACACTCCTAAAAGTCCTTTTATCCAAGGTAATCGCACCATTTGATTTTTTTGTTCTTTACCAAAAGCACAAGGAAGCATCATTCCAGCGCCATCGGTATGGGTAATAGGAACATAATCAGACACCCTTTTAATAGAGTAATCAGTATCGTCTACTAAGTCGTATGTGCCATATACATCTGTTTCAAAATCGTCAATTACTATCGTTTTATCAATATCAAATTCTTCCCAAACATCAGTAGCGGAATTAGTCAAAGCCATATAAGCCAAATGTTTATTAGGATTATTACCACCCTTAGCATTAATAGAGTCGATTGTTAATCCGCACATAATTGTTTTTTCGTATTTTTTCCAAACAGATTCTTTTATAAAAACAGTCTTTTTGGTTCTAATTTGTCCAGCAGAAGAGGTAAAGTAAATATATTTTTCACCTTTGTAAGTAAATCCGTGATAAATTAAGTCTTTTATAATATCAAAGTAGAAAACTTGTACAACCATAAAGTCTTCGTTTAGTTCATCTTGTTTTGCACCTATCATTCTTGTAAAAGCAGAATCAAACACCGAAATAATCTTTTTATCATTGAACGGTTCTTTTGCATATTTATATATATTGCATTTATCTCCCGATGGATTAAGATTTCTTAATTCTCTAATATGATGTATTCCATTTGTAACAGCATTAGACTCTACTTTATTTGCCAACAATTTCAGCAGCTTATTTTTTGACTCTTTAATTTTTTTATTTTTGAGCTTAATTAACTCTACAGTTTTACAATATTCTTCGCCAAGCTCAGACACGACAGAGCTATCATCCAGTGACTCAAAACCAAATTCATAATTTAAAATTGATATCAAATCATTTTTATTAATTCCGTATTCAGATAACTTGTTGACAATATCGCTTTCTTTTTTCTTTAATTCATTTCTTTCTATTCTAAGTTTATGATTGAACCAATGCAGCATTGCTTCACGATTACTATAAAAATCGCCCGTATCTACACTTAGAATCTGTACTTGAACATCAAGCATTGTACATCATCTCCAATATTTATAACTTTAATTGTTTAAATTATTGATTATTAATTATCATAATATTCTTCTTTTTCAAGCATTCTAAAAAAGTATTCGCAATAATCGGCAAAATTATCTCCGCCGTTTATATCTGCAACATTAGATTTCCACATTCTGTTATCACAAGGTGGATAGAAATCAGATTCTGTTAAATACAAATCTATATCTTTATCTTTATGATAAGGTGTTTGTTCGTCAAACTTTTCATCAAGTTCTTTATCGAACAATGTGTTACTAAATAAAAATTCTTTATTCATAATTAATTCCTCCTTTCATTATTGTTTTTTCTTTTTCTTTTATCAATTTTATATTCTTGATAATGTTGTTTCATATTTTGAGCTTTTAACTCAATTTCCGCTCTACTATATTCTTCACCAGCAGCTAACAAATATTTATCTTCTCGTTTATAAGAGTTGGCAAAGATAGTAGGCAGTGTTCTAAATTCATTATTATCAATTTTAATTCTATAAGCTCTGTCAGTTATTATTAATTCTAATTCTTGTTCAAGAATATTAATTGTTTTTGAGAGAGTTTGTTTGTGTATTCCTAACTCTTTTGCGATATCAGAAATATTACCATCAAAAGCATCTGGCAATCTTTCTTTTCTTTGCCTTATACCGTCTAATGTTCTTTCTTCTGGTTTTAATTCATTTGGTCTCCGTCTTATTCTGTTTCTTAAATAAGCAAAGACAAGGAGCATGGTTACATTATTGACAGAATTACCTTGCAAGTTTTTATAATCCATTATTTTTTTAAATTCATCCAAATATACAACAGCATATCCATTAGAACATTCATTATAATATAACTCAGTATTAAACTTGCATTTAATATAAGAGCTTTTACTTTGTTCGGTCAAATATGTTAAATAGCCCATACTACTTAAATCATTTATAACGCTTAAGAATTTATCATTAGTTTTCCCATCTCTATTATTTGGCTTCATACCACACCATTCAACCATATCTGGAACAGTAAAACCTACCATATCATTTAAGCCACAGTGTATTCTTAGATATGATAATATGCCAATTCTTTTTACATCTATTTCATTGTTTACAATGACAGACAAAGGGAGGTATATATATTTTGATTCCATATCTGTTAATAGAGTTTTAGAATATTCATATTTATAATCTTTATCGTCATTGTCACGCATATCCACTTATATCATCTCCTTTCAAAAATATCACATCCATCAGATATCATAAATACTATCGTGGTGAAAAAAGGGTATTTTTTGTACCCCTTTTTGTCAAACTTGCGTCATTTTGGGGTACTTTTTGTACCCCTTTTTCGACTTCTATCCTATAAGTATAATAAAAGTATAAGAATACTAATGAGCTACGCTCATCTGCTGCCGATTTATTGAATATAGAGGATTATAATTTTTATACTATGTTATAATTATAATTATTATTTTGTGTTAATATTATTTATTATAACTTTATTAGTTGAATAATCAATAATTTGATAAATTATTTTGCTGATATAATTATACACCATTATTATAAGATTGTCAATAGTTTTTTTAAAAATTTTTTTATTTTTTTCATAATTTTTTTTTCAAGAATTTATTTGTCTCTCAGTAAGAGGTGTTATTATAAAAAATAATTTTTGGCTTTACGGTTCATAATAGACACTTTAGATATATACAGCCTTAAAACAAGGTGATGTTAGAATTTTTTAATTTGGTTACGGTAAAGATTTTACGGCAAAGATGGGATATTTTTTGAATATTTTAAATTTGAAATAACATTATTTTAAAGTTGTTTAAAAATAATTGAGCATTGATTTAAGAACACTTTAGAATGTAATTTTGAAAAAATAAGAGTTTTTGGGTCATAAAATAAAATGGTATCTCTGAGTATTTTAATGGTTTTAAATTGCTTTGTTTTTAGGTTATTTAAGCGTAGTTAAAATTTTTATACTTTTTTATTTGTATCGTAAATTTACCGTAAAAAAAGAAACGAATTTTGATTGATAAGAGAGTGTAAAGTAGGGGTGGATGAGAAAATGAAAAATTAAAAGTTATAGATAAAATGATATATAAATAAAATAATGAAATGAGAATAGTGATAGAAATAAATATAGTATAATAAGCGATTGTTTTAAAACAGTTTTGGTTGATTCGAGCTGGTATGAGTTAGTAATTAAGTGATTAACTAAGGAGGTAATTAAGAAGGTAATTAAGGAGACTAAAAGACTTTATTCTTTGGTTGTATATAGGAAGGTTGTATATAGGAACGGAATGGTAAAAATTTTATTGAGGAATAGATGTATCACCTTACCCCTCCAACCGCCAAAAAAAATTGAAAAAAAATGTAAAATAGCCCGCTCCCGTTCAATGCGATTTTAGATTATTTTTTCGCATTCAAATTCAAGCGATTTTTACTATAAATATTTTTTATTATATATATTTATATAAAGCATTTTATTGAATATACTTTTACACATTTTCGCATCGTTTAATTATTTCGGTTTTCCGTAATATTTCGCATTTCCGTAATAATAGAAAAAACTATTTCGCATTTCCGTAATAGCCTATAAAAAAATCTATCTAAAACTCCACAAATTCCATTCACAATTTATTCACATTTAATTCACGCCAAATTCATATTAAATTCATTTTCAATTTACAAATAGTTTACAGTTTATTCATTGACATTCCTTGCAAAGTATGGTAAAATGATATCGTCAAAAAGGCAAACGGCAAACGCTCGCCTGATTGACAGCATACGAGCTAGTGAAAGTCGTTCACAAATTGTTCAAAATTAATTTACAGTTTGTTTATTGACTTACCTTGCAAGGTATGCTATACTTTAAGTGTAAGGTAAAGCAAGCGCAAAACTTGCTAAACCTTCAAAGCTCCGTCAGCCGTTTGGCTGGGGTAACTTGTTACAACCACATAGCCAGTTAAAGCCAGCAGGCGGGAGGCGTTCAGCCGTTACAACCGCTGAGATGCAACAGAGGCGCGAGCCTTAGCGTACGAGGCTATAAAGGCGTAGCAGGTCTGGCGTTCCTTGATAATTGAATAGTCGAGCTTGAAAGCGTGTCAAGTCGTAAGGTTATAAAAGTATCGCATGAGGCGTACACCTGAAAGCTTGAAAATGTAGCAAGTCGACGTTAAAAATTCCTTTTCCTTTATCTTTTTATCTGGGGTATAACTATTAAGGTTATACCCTGCTAAACCTGCCGTTGACGGTCTAAAGCCCGTATGTAAAAAGGCGATAGGCAAAATAAAAAGATAATGGAGGCGGTCAAAAATGATGAACGCAAAATTAAAAAATATGTTTAAATTGTCTAGCAAAATTACAGTTTATATCCCGTCAACAGTAGATATAAACCAGACAGCAAACACAAAAAAATATATTGATGCTTGCGCTGTTTTACTTTCCGAGTCTTTCGGCGGTGCTACATCTTGCGAGGCTCTGGGATACTGGGTAAGCCCTTCTGCTGGTTTAGTAAAAGAACGTTCAACAATGGTATTTGCATATTGTAGCGATACAGATTTACAAAACAATATCGAAAAAGTAATTGATTTTTGCGAGACAGTAAAAACAGAATTGAATCAGGATGCTGTTGCTCTTGAGATTAACGGGGAAATGTATTTTATATAATTCCCCGTAAAATCCCCTGATGAGTCGTTGAAAATTACGACGAAACGCCCAGCACGGGCGTCGGGATAAAATCCTATAAAAAGAGAAAAGGGAGCTGTCAAAAATGAAAGTTATCGACGGCAAAACGCATAAAGGTCAGGCAATGATTAAACTAGCCAAACAAGACAAAGGCTTTTTGATTGATGACATTTATTCAAGTTATACGCCTTTAGAAAATCATATTTTCATTGATTTAATTTTTAAGTGTTCAGCAGAACACGGCAAAAACTTTCATATTTGCAGTTATAACGATTATCAATATACAGTATCTTGGCAAGTAAAAAACGGCTGGCGTATTGTAACTACAAAAAATAGTTATTTAATTACTTGTTAAAAATAATCGTCCCAGCGATTAAAAATAGGCTCTTAAGCTGGGAGCGTCCAGC